AGGACTTGCAACTATAACCACTACTGGTACAGTACAAGAACGTGCTGAATCAATATTTACAAAAGTATTTGATGATATTGGAGATAGTGAGGAAACAGTATCTATTAAATTAAATAATCCTTTAATCGCATCTGATTCAATAGCATCTGATGTAGCAGATTGGATTGAAACAGTTAAGAGTGAAAGATTTATAAATGAAGTTAATTGGAATATGAATCCTGCTCACGAAGTTGGAATTGACCGAGTGATAGTAGAAGATGATTTTGCAGTAAATAAAACATCTAGGATAATAAAGAACGAGTTTAGATATAATGGTGGCTTAAATGGTAGAACAGTAACGCAAGGGGGTGAGTAAATGGCTAGTTGGGTAACACCTGTAATAGATTGGGATAATACGGATTATATTAATTTTGGTGATACAGATAGGATAGAAGAAAACACAGAATATCTTTATGATGAATTTGTGGCGATAGGTTATATTCCTGCAATTACAACATTTACTTATCCGAGAACAGTAACTTCGTTTGATTTTTATGACGATTGGAACAGAATAGAGAATAATATATTATCTATTAAAAATGCTACATGGGAACCGCTGATTTGGACTACACCTCAAGTAAATTGGGCAAGTGTTCAACAATCATTTTCTTTTGTAGATACTAACAGAATAGAGCAAAATTTGTTATACTTATATAATATGTTGAATAATATTAAAGATGCGTTTTGGTACTTAGGGACTTTTTATTGTGGTTATAGTCCTGGTGATTTAATAACAGAGGAGGGTTTATAGTATGGGTTATATTCCGACAACGTGGCAAGATAGAAATGTTGCTACACCTAGAGATTTTGTAGCAACTAAAGGTGGTGGTGGTGCAATATCAAGTGGTGACACTTTAACAATGACACCTAATCCAGGAACAATAACAGCAACGGGAGTAGCACCTAATAAGTCGAGAATGGATAATATAGATGAAGGAGTGGAAAGTTTATACAACGGTGACGGTCTATATGTAGTTACAACAGGTTCGGCTAATACTTATGTTGCTGATTTTACACCAGATTACACAACTTACACAACAGGATTAACATTAAGAGTAAAATTTAATTTAGAGAACACAACTACTTCAACTATAAACGTTGATACTTTAGGTGCTAAGACAATTAAAAAAGTTACAGGTGCAGGAATTGAAGTATTAGAGGCAGGAGATATTGTTGCTGATGGCGTTTATATTATTGTTTATGATGGGGTTGAAGATGCTTTTATTGTATCTAATCAATTTAAAGTTAAACCTATGAATCAAGTGTTTACTGCTAATGGAACATTCACTGCACCTTTTACAGGTAATTATAAAGTTACTGTTTGTGGTGGTGGTGCAAGTGGTAGTTCTACAGGTACAGCTTCTAATACTCGTGGCGGTGGTGGTGGCACTGGTGGAACTTGTATTGAGATAGTAACATTATCTAAATCTGATGCAGTAACAGTTACTATTGGTTCTGGTGGAGCTCAACAAACTACTACTGATAGTGATGGTGTAAATGGGAATAATGGTGGTGCTTCATCTTTTGGGGCTTATTGCACTGCAAATGGCGGTTCTGGTGGAGTATCTGGTTCAAGTTTCGGTATAGGTGGAGCAGGTGGAACAGGTACAGGTGGAGATGTAAATATTACAGGTGCTAAAGGTAATTTTACATTTGAGTCTAATGGGTTAAATTGTAACAATAATGTTAAGCAACCGCATATTTTATTTGGTGAGTCTTACGGATATGGTGGTGGTGGTGGTACTGGTACAGGAGATTTTGGCGATGCTGGTGCAGATGGAATCGTTATAGTTGATTGGATGGAGGGTTAATTTATGAAATATGCAAGAATAGAAAATGGAGAAGTTAGAGAAATTATTAATTTTAATCCCAAGGGTAAATTTGTAAAAGAAATAGAAGAACAATTTGTAAAATGCTCAACAGATACTAAACAAAATGATATATACGAAGATGGAATTTTTACAACACCACTTCCAAAAACATTAACACAAGAAGAAATAAATCATCAAATAACAAGCGAATTAAATAATACTACTCCAGAACTACTAGAAATATTTGAAGATATAGTAAATTGGGCAGAAAAAGAAGGATTTATTTTATCAGAACAGAAAAAACAATTAATGGATTTTAGAAAAGAAAAGAGAAAGAAAATTAAATAATAGAAGGTGGAAAATATGCCTACAAATTCGTCACAACATGCTGTATGCTTAGAAAAGGAGCGTATTGAAAGAATGGACAAATCAATAACTACACATGATGTTTACATAAAGATATTAATTGGAGTTATGGCTTTGGTGGGTGCTAATTCAATTCTACTATTAGCCTTTTTAGCGAATGAGTATATAAAAAAATGAGGTGATTAAATGAATAAGTGGAAAAATTATGGATTATGGGTATCTATTATATCTACATTATCACTCATCTTTGTTGACTACTTGCCAGACAATTTTGAAACCATGACCAATAGTATTTTATCAACTTTGGTGATAGCTGGTATTATATCCAATCCTAAAGAAGGTAAAGGATATATTGATAAAGGAGGTGCTATGTAATGGAAATTATTGATTATACTTACAGAAAGCCAAAATGGTTAGAGCCTTTAGACCCTACTAAAATTGATACAGCAGTTGTACATCATACTGGTAATAACAATAGCATTAAAATCAATACGGATTATCACATTGATTCCAATGCTTGGAGTTGGTTAGGATACTCATATTACATTTTTTTAGGTGTTATTTACAAAGTTAGAGGTATGGAGTACAAAGATGCAGGTGTAAGAGGTCACAATGACCATACAGTTAATATTGCAGTACAAGGCAATTACAACAAAGATTATATTAGCAAGCAGGATATGAAGGCACTGGAATGGCTTATAAGATATCTAAAAAAAGAGAATCCCAACATTAAATATGTTAAGGGGCATAATGAATTTAACAGCACTAATTGCCCAGGACAAAATATTAATGTAAAAGAAATTGAAGAAAGAACTAGCAAAGAGTTAATTGATTATGATACAATTATACAAGATAATGAATTACTAAATACACAAAATAATTATCTAGTTACAGAAATTCAAAGATTAGATAGAATTATAAGAAAAGATAGAGAAAAGTATGATGAATTAAAGAAAATTTACAAAGAAAAAGTTGAAGAATTGCAAAATTTAAGAGTTAACAACCACATTTAAATAGATTAATGAATCAATATCCATGTATTTCTGCATTATCTCCTTGAAAAGACTCCCTAACTAGTAGAGAGTCTTTTTTTATTTAAGCTTTTAATTTTAATCCAAAACATTCCATGAAATATTCAACTTTATGTTTGCAATTCTGATAAATTTGTTTATAATTAGTATTATCGGTAATACCCTTGTAGATTTCTTTTTCAAGAAACTTACTTATAAATGTTTGGTCACGCATTGAATCGGATGATAGATTATTTCTATTTCCAGATTCAATGTTCAAACATTTATTTACAAGGTCAGCATAAATTTTATAATATCTGTTATAACTTTTACTTCCTTGTGATTCGGCATATTCTACAAAGTCTTTTATAGCATCAGTTAAGGTCCTATTAAATTTCTTAGTATCTTCTCTTGCACCTTTCCATTCGTCAGTTTGCTTTTGTTGTATAAACTCTTTCATTTCAAAAAATTGTTGCACTAATTTAATTTTAAACTCTCTAACTCTTTCGTTATTTCTAAGATATGTTATTAATAAAGTTGTTTGTTGCTCATTTAAAATATAAATTTTTAAGTTTTGTTGACCACCTTTTGTATCAAAGGGTGTCATTTGGGATGATACCCTTCCGAAGATTTCAAAGTCACTTTTAAACTTTTCTACTAACAAATAAATACTCCTGTGTGATTTCCCTACTTCATCTGCAATAATTTTAGTTGTTGTTACTGGGACATCTTTTTTATTAACCTTCTTCACTATTACTAACTCCTTCATAACACAGCTCCTTTAAGTCGATTTTAATGAGATTCTCAATGTAGTTTGTCAAAGATCTGTTTAATTTGTCTGCTTTGGTTTGAGCCACGATTTTCTGCTTACTATTTATTCTTATAGTAATCGTAGTATCTTTAATCAAAATATCACCTCCTTTCAGTATGGTAACACATTGTAACATATGAGTCAATAAAAAAGACTCCCTAACTAGTAGAGAGCCTTTTTTTTTATTTATTAATTCATATTCTTATATTCTGTTAGTTGACTAGTCAAAGTTTTTAATACTTTTAACTCTTTGTTTTCATCATCATGGTTACATATAATCATGGCTACACTTTTCAATTCTGTCCAGAAGTGAAGTTCGATATAATGCAACATACGTTCTTCACTAGTGCCCTTGCCTATTTCAATCATTCTATCTTTTATTAATTCATTAAAATTTTTAATATCAATCACCCTTTCAAACAAGCTATTTGTAATTTTATAAGTTGTTCCATTTCCTCTAACGATAAATTCTTTATACTTAATTCAAGTTGTTGAATTTCTAGTTTAATCTTATCATTTCTCATATAGCTACCTCATCCCTATTTTTTTTAATAGTCATGCTACCATCTATCTTTTGTATTGCATTTGTTAATTTTAAATACTCAAATATATTTCTACCTTTACTTTCTTTTATTCCAGCTAATTCAGATATTTTTTTATATCCTATACATTTTTTATTTTGAGCTGTTTCATACATTACTTTTAAATATTTCCTAGCTTCGTCATCATCAATATTTGTTATGGTGGGTGAAATTGCTTTGCGTGGTTTGGGTGAGCATTTTACAACTTTTAAATCTGCTTTTTTAAATTGCGTAACTGGTTTCGATTCTTGCGTATCCATTGAGTGCAAAGGCTTTTCAGACTTGCGTGTAATACTCGATAGTTGCGACTCACAGCTAAGCAAATGAAAAAATATTGCGGTACATTCAAAGATTATTGAAAATAAAACTTGCTGTAAAAAACTTAAAAACATTTCATCCCAACCAAACCAACCTTTGAATCTGCTTATGATTCCCATACTGCTACTAGATATCTTTATAATAACTTCATCATTAACATTATACTCATTCAGATTAACAGTAGTATTTATATCTTTAGCCTCGTTTATTTTAGATTCTAGCAATGTTTCTTTAGTTTTAATAATAGTATTCATTTCTTTATTTAGATTCCTTATTTCAATGTCTATTTGTTCCTTACGCCAGTTGGCTTTTACCTTGCTCTTTTCAGTTACTAGTGAATTAATTTGCGTATTATATCTTGATTTAACACTTTTTATATCAGTTCTAACACTTTTTATATCATCTTCTAATATTTTCTTGTCTGCTATTGCTATGGTCCTATTCTCTAACACTAATTGTTTTTGTAATTTACTTTGATTATATTCTTCACTGTTTGCGTAATCCTTGCGTGAAGTATTATCTTGCTTTTTAGCCTGATAGTCTGTAGTTGCGTAGATGCTTAATAGAAATAATAGTATTGCCATAATCATGTAGGCCTTCTTCTTTTTTTGCGTTGCGTGATAGAAGAAGATGAAGCTTCCTCCTTGCGTGCAAAGGGTCATACAACACGCAAGGACTTTATCGAACATAATTGAACTTTCATTTACATATGATAAATAAGTGAATATTGCAGAAGTTATAAATCCTAAATAACTTAATACTTTATATAGTAATTTCTTTTCCACGTTATTACCTCCAGTATGTTATAATGTAACCGAATGTTAATGTATTTTATACTTTATGAGAGAGGGGGAAATCTCTCTATTTTTTTATTCAGCATTTACTAGTAATTTTTCCAACATAGCTATTTTATTTTCTAATATCTTTTTATCAAGTTTCAAACTAATAATTTCTTTATCTTTAGAGCTAACACTAACTATAAAACTAATTTTACTGTTAATTCTAAATAAATATGTTTTTTGCCTTAGTATTAAAGCTATTAAATCATTTTTATCTGTAGATATAGCCATTTAATCCTCCTTTAATTCAGAAATCCCATAGTAATCACCTTCGTGAGCTCTTTTCTCATCTTCGATACAAATATCACACTTGCCATCTTCTAAAGTTATACAAGACAAACAAAATTTTTCTCCGCATATAATACATTCGTCTAATACAAGTGCATAAAAAACTTCCTCACATATACTACACTTCATGTTAATCCTCCTTTTTATTCAAACTTGGTATAAAATTAATAAGCTGCTCAACTTTAATCTTACAATTCTTAAATATCTCCTTATAAAACACAGTGTTTTTCATATTCTCAACTAATTCTTTTTCAATAACCTCTATAAGTATTGCTTTGTTCCTTAAAGTTATCTGATTAGTTAAATCAATTTCATTTGAACTAATACCCAATGCTTTATTAATTAGCTTTGCAAAATGCACATAATACATTTTTGGACTTTTGCTACCTTGTTCTGTAGCATATTCAATGAAAACTTTTATTTCATCTGTTAATTCTTTATTGAAATTCTTACTTTGTAATCTTGCTTGTTGCCATTCTTGTGTTTGTCTTTCTTTTATAAGTGATTCCATCTTATTAAATTGTTTTATATATTCTTCTTTAAATGCAGCTGCTTTTTTACCACTAAATCCAAATGCTAAAAAAACAAATCCATCTTTAGTAATTAAATATTCTAAGTATGTTTTTCCTTGTGAATTTTTGTAGTTTGATTCCTTGAAATTTAGGAGTCGAAACTCATCACTACACTCTAAATTTTTAATACTACTTAAGACATTATCATGCCTTTTATCAAACATTTCTGAAATATCATTACTGGTTGTCATAGCTAATTCTTCATTTTTAACTTTCTTTATCATAACTAAACTTGTCATATGTTCCTCCTAGTTGTCTTTAAAATTGACTTTCTCCATTCTTATTAAACTTCTTCTAATCTAATATAAAGTTTGTGTTCTAATTTTCTTAAATATGCTAATTTATCGTTTACTTCGTCAAAAGTTATTTTAACTTCTTCAATTGTCATGTTTTCAACTTCTACATCTGCTAACCAGTAACGTTGTAATGCTCTTGTAACTGTAGCACTTTTATCTCTTCCAGAATCTTTCTTATCTTTTGTTAATTTTCCCATTATTTCTTTTGATAGACTAAAATTTGCTTGCATTGTTTTCACCTCCTATTAATAATTATACTATATAAGTTTATATAAATCAATAGTTATTTATATAGACTTATATAAAAGTTTATTATATAATGAAGATATACAAATCTATTCACGAAAAGGGGGCTGGTTAATTTTCTCCAGTAAAGATCACTTAAGAATATGTACCTGGCTAATAATGATATATGCAGCATATGTATTAATTTATAGTAGATGGAATGATTGGGACCTGATATTTTGTATGGCTGCATTAATAGGTTGCTTATTGCCAGATGTGGACCATCCTCAATCAATTACTGGGTATCTCATTCCAGCTCATTTATTTTTAAAGCATGGAACAGCTACACATACATTATTATTCAATTCAATATTTTTAATAGCATATTGTATTACTGGACATCCGTTTTGGGCAGGGATTGGAGCAGGATGGCTTAGTCACCTTGTATCAGATAATCTACAAGGAAACAATTTGAAACATCTATATTATCCATATTACAGAAAAAAGAAAAGGAGAAAAAATGAAAGATAGAAAAATTACAATATATGAAATGAGATTAATTAAGCAGATAGCTAAAGTTAGTAAAAGGATTAAGAAAATAGTGAGGGGAAAAGATGATAACTGAATATATAGAAGCAAGATTGCAAGATTACCTAGAATGGAAAAAACAATTAAAAGAACTAAACGAGCAAATTAAACTAAAACAAACCGCTGCAACTCTCATAGAAAACAAATTAAACGAAACTATGAAAGCTATAGCAGATTTGAAGCGAGAGGAGAACGATATGGCTCATTACTATTTTTATGAATTACTTAGCAACAGAACATTCCACGTAGTCAAGAAAGAGGTAACAGACGTACCAGAGAAGGTTGATATCGATAATATGTCTAGAAAGAATTATTTTTTTCGTGAAGCTGATGCATATAGAGAAGGGAACAAGTCTATAGAATTATTAGAGAAAGCATTTAAAAGAAATTAAATATAAATGTGAATAATGTATTGACTATTGTATATACTGTAGTGTATAATGTAATTAAGGAGTTGATAACAATGAAGAACAAAGTTACTAATATTAAGAGTTCAGAATTTTTCAAGAATTTACTAATTAAACAAGCAAATGACAAGGGAATGAGTATTACAGAATATATAGAAATGCTAGTATATCAAGACACTAATAAGGGGGATAATGAAGATGAAAAAAGGGATTGCATCGGGTAAATTAAAAGGAACTAGAGGAACTAAGGGGGATAAAAAATAATGAATGAATTTGAGTATTATGATTACGATTGTTTAGAAACAGGAGAGTTTGAAGGAATTACTGGAGTTATACAAACAGAAGAAGGGGTGTTTTATATATGAGCGTATATTTGAAACTAATGAAAGTACAAAGTGAGTTAAAGGCTCCAAAATCGCAAACAAATTCATTTGGGAAATATAAGTATAGAAGTTGCGAAGATATATTAGAAGGTGTTAAACCTCTTTTACTGCAAAACAAGGTATTGATTGTTATAAATGATGAAATTGAACATATAGAAGGTCGCTACTATGTTAAAGCAACAGCAACATTTATTGATGCTGAAACAGGCGAAAAAGTAGAAGTGGTTGCAAATGCTAGAGAGCCAGAAAATAAAAAAGGAATGGATGAATCACAGATAACAGGTGCTACAAGTTCGTACGCTAGAAAATACGCTTTAAATGGATTACTTGCAATAGATGATACAAAAGATGCTGATTCAGATACACCTAAACCACAAGATGAGCCACAATCTAAGCCACAAACTAAGCCACAAACTAAGCCAGAACAAAAGAAATCAACTTTATCTGATAAACAAATTAAAAGGCTATACACAATTGCAAAAATTGCTAAGAAAACAGAAGAAGATGTTAAGAAATGGATTAAAGTTAAATGGAATAAAGAATCAACTAAGGATTTAACTAGACAAGAATATGACGAAATATGTGCAGCACTTGAAATTAAAAAGGAATAAGAAAAAGAGCCTATTAATCTAGGCTCAATCATTTTACAAGGGTTTTACTCAACTCATTATACTATTAAAATAAGGAGTGTGCAAACATGGTAGATTTTGCAAAGAATACTAACTACTTGAATGAAAATAGCAGAATGAAGTGGTCAAAAATATTCATTGGAGATATAAAAATAATAGTAAAAAACAGCATAAGAAAAGAAAAGAGAAAACGTTCAAAAAAAGATGCTTACGAGTCATTTGAAGCTAAAGTAATAGGAAAAACTTATACGACAATGGTTATAAAAAGGCTAGATAATAATAGAGTAGAAAGCATTATATTTTCGGATTTATTGCAGGGTGAAGTTGAAATTATAAGAAAAGTAGATAGTAAAGCAATTTAACATAGTTTTAAGACGTGTTAGGTTCAATCCTAGCACGTTGAAAGGTTTTTCTGATTAATTATACTAGGAGGTAAAAAGTTGTTTAAAAAGGGTGACAAAGTAACTTTAAAAACTAATCTAGTAAGAAAAGAATATTATGGAATACTACCTTATTTTGAAGATTTAGAATACTGGCAAGGTAAGGAAATGACTATCCAAAAAAGTTATATAAAAGAAGATTGTATTATGTATTTAGTAGACGAAAACAACTATACGTGGTCGGAGGAAATGTTGAAATGATGGTTATATATGACAAGTGGAATCAAGAATCTGGAAGCTACAACGCTGAATTTTATCAAGGTTTGAGTATAACGGAAGCAGAAGAAAAACATGATGAATTAGTAGATAAAGCGGGGAGTAACGATATAATTTCTATTGTTAAAATGATTAAAGAAACAATTATATGAGGAGGAAATGATAATGGAAGAATTACAATGGATTATGCAATATCATATAAGTGGTGTTAAAGAACACACAATGAGGTATCAAACGAAGTACGAAGGAAAATATATATTTATGAGTCGCATTACTAACATGAGTAATTACAAGAGCATGGTGAGTTTTAGCAGCATGATAGACGAAGAAGTTTTTGATAGTTTAGATGAATTATTAGAGCATATTGCTGATGTCAGCAAAACGCAGGAATTTGATTGTGAAGGATGCACAGAAACAGGATTCAAAGAGTTAACTGATTGCAAAGAATGTGGAAGAAGTTGTTGTAAGGATTGCATTATAGATGGAATATATTTATGTTTAGATTGTGCGAACGAGAATAGGGATTAATTAAATTAGACCTCTAGGGGCAAAGGAGAATGAAGATGAATACACTTAAGCAAGAAATATACGAAATTACGAAAAAAAACAGAATAACATTTATAGAATTAGAGGAGCTTTTTGAAAAATATAATTTTGATTATAAAGGAAATAAACCATTATTAGCTTTAGATGGAACGCAAAATTTAATAATGTGGGATGGGTGGAATAAAGAAGCTATTGAATTAATTCAAAGCCTGAAAGAATTAACTTATATAGCAGTTAATTCTTCTATAAATTATCTTATATGTGGTGGCGGTTTAGATTTACCTATAGCAAAAAGTATTAGACCTTATAAAAAACCAAGATGGTTAGTTACAGATATAGCACACGATGATTTAGTTAATTAAATTAGACCTCAAGGGGTCTTTTTTTTTACCCAAAATGAACAGTATGGAAAATCCGAACAGTTGCACAAAATTTCACTTTTATACATTTGCACATTTATTCGATTAGTGATTGACATTGTGTTAAACATGTTATACAATATTAATATAGAAAAGAGGTGAGAAACCTTGTCGACAATGATTAGAATGGATGAAGAAACAAAAAACCAACTATTATTACTAACAGTATCCGAAAACAAAAAAAGCATGGCGAAAATGATTAGAGAGTTAATTGAAGTTTATAAACAATCTAAGGAGGATTTACATGGAGCAGAGATTGAAGATGTTATTAGCTAGAATTAGTAAAGCTGAAAAATATTTAGATGATAATTCATATTCAATAGAAGAAAGAGAAAAATATATCCCATTATATCGACGGTTACTGAAGGAGGCTACCATATGTTTGGACACATTAAAAGTGAATTATCGATTAGACAAGTAGTGGAGCGTTATGGTGTCAAACTTAATCACAATAAGGCATTATGCCCATTTCATCAAGAGAAAAACAAGTCTTTCAGTATTAGTGATAGAAAACAATTATATAAATGTCATACTTGCAATGATAAAGCAGGGGATTTAATATCATTTGTTTCTAAAATGTTTGCTTTAAAACCTATTGATGCCTGTAAAAAACTTAATGAGGACTTTAGTTTAGGTCTAGGTGGTAAGTTAACAAGGGAGCAAAAGATAAAAACAGCAAGACGAAAAGCTATTATGTCAAAAAGGAAACTTGAAGACGAAGCTAAGAAAGAAAAATATTTTAACGCTTATAGTGTATTTGGAGAATACGATAAAATTTGTATTAATAATAAACCTAAACGTTATGAAGAGCCGAATAATTTATGGATATTTGCAAATGGACAGCGTGAATACTGGTGGGATAAAATAATGAGTTTGGAGTTGATTTGATGAACGTTGAAGCATTGACGGACTTAGATATAGTAAAAGAAACTACCTTAAAACAGCTTATGGGAAATGAAGATTTAGAAATGCAAGTTAAAATGAAGGCTAGGGAGTTAAGAGTAATAGGAATATTTGATAAAAAGTTTAAGGCTTATAAGAAAAAACAAGCTAATAGCAAGTTAGAAAAGTATAATTTATGTGGATTTAACAAAGAATATTCTGCAATATGTACTGGTAGTTGGATAACTAATCAAGATGGAATATATAAACAAGTTGCAAATAATGAAACTGGTGAAGTTGATGAAATAGAAGCTTCTAGGATGATGATTGTTCCATCAGAAACATATAAAAATATGGATTCAGGTATAGAAAAATTAAAGTTATGTTTTTATAAACATGGTAGGTGGCAAAGTTTAATTTGCGAAAAAACAACTATCTCAAATTTGCACAAGATAGTTGAATTATCTAATCTAGGTATTGATGTTAATAGTTTAAATTCTAAAGACTTAATGTCTTATTTATATGATTGTATTAGTTTGAATCAATTTGATAAAATTGAAAGCATTAATGATGAACCTGATAACTATATTATACCACATTATAAGAGTGTTTCAAGGCTTGGATGGGTAGAAAAAGACTTTATGCCTTACAACCAAAACATTAAATTTGACGGAGAAAGAGAAAATAAATTCTTATTTGAATGTATTAAGGTAGATGGAGATTTTAAAGAATGGACTTCATATACATCTAAGCTAAGAAAGAATAAGTTATTAAGAATACAAATGGCTACTAGTTTTTCAAGTGTATTGATAGAAAAGTTAAATACTTTACCTTATGTTTTACATTTATGGGGTGGTACTGGTTCAGGTAAAACAGTTGGAATGATAGTTGCAATGTCAATATGGGGTAATGCTACAATGGGTAAACTTACAAAGACCATGAACATGACAGCCAATAGTATGATGTCAACGTGTGCATTTTTAAGAAATATACCATTTGCAGGAGATGAGTTACAACTTATTAAAAACAAGTTCGACAATTACGATACATTGATAATGAAGATATGTGAAGGTGTAGAGCGTGGAAGAATGACATTTAGTCAGAATAATGAAATGAGAACATGGAAAAATTCATTTTTATTTACTGGTGAAGATCCTATTACTAAAGATAATAGTGGTGGTGGTGTTAAGAACAGAGTTATAGAAGTAGATGTTAATGATAAAGTTGTAGTTGAAAATGGAAAAGATGTAGTTGATTTTATAAGTTGCAATTATGGATACGCAGGGATTGAGTTTGTAAAATATATAAAAGATAAATCTGAATATATAAATACAGAGTATAAAAAGATATTTAAGAATGTATTAGAAATATGTGATACTACTGAAAAACAAGCTATGGCTATTAGTATGATATTGCTAGGAGATAGATTAGCCTGTGAATGTATATATAAAGAAGAAGAACCTATAAAGTTAGATGACGTTAAGGAATATTTATTAACAGCTAAAGAAATAGATGTTACTGAAAGATGTTATCAGTTTGTTATGAGTACCATAGCGACTAATATTAATAGATTTAAAGAAACTGACAATAGTGGAGAAATATGGGGAAAGATGACAAGTAGTTATATATTATTCTCTAAAGAAAAACTAAGTGAGTTAATGAATAAACATAACTATGATTTAAATTCGATGTTAAAAATATGGTCTAAGAGAGATAAAGTTTTAAGAAATAGCCAAGATAGAATGATTCACAATACTATGTGTTTTGGGGTTAAAGCTAATTATATTAAGTTTGTAAACGAGGTAGTAACAGAAGAATGTAAAGAAAGTTTTAAAGATATCTAACATTTAAAATTATGTTAGATAAAATGTTAGATATTTAAGTGAGTGGTATCAAGGCTTTAATATAAGTATCTAACATATCTAACATATCTAACATATATATTATATATATACGAGAGAAAATTTATAATAGTAAAATAATAAATAAATATTTTTTATCTTATATAGTATTAAGTCTAAAAAAACGTTAGATATGTTAGATATTTCTTGAAACAGGCTAGTAAGTAGGTGTTGAAGTGTCTTACATTTGTAAAATTACGTTAGATGCACGTTAGATATGTTAGATATTTGACTATAAAATCAAAAATAAAGGAGTATTTAATATGAAAAATAGTGTTATTAAGTTGATTGATAGATATGAGAAAGAAATAGAAAGATTGAAAAAGGTAGCTTGTGAAAAAATTAATTGTCCAGAACTTACTAATTGCGATGAATGTGAATTTCTTATATTGGAAGATGAAGACGAATATTAAATTGAGGTGATTATTTTGAAACTAAGACCATATCAGGATGATTTAGTAAACAAAATTAGGGATAGTATAAAAAGTGGTAGTAAGTCTATATGTGCTGTATTAGGTTGTGGCGGTGGAAAATCTGTTATACAAGGTAAGATTTCCAGTAGTGCAACATTAAAAGGTAATAGAGTTTTGTTTTTAGTGCATCGTAAAGAACTTTGTGAACAGATAGAAGGTACATTTGCTATATGTGGGGTTAATTTTGAGTTATGCGATATTAGTATGGTGCAAACGGTTTCAAGGCGATTAGATAAGATTGAAAAACCAGATATCATTATTACAGATGAATGTCACCATAGTTTAGCAAAAACTTATATTAAGATATATGAGAAGTTTCCAGAAGCTTTAAGGTTAGGATTTACTGCAACACCTGTTAGGGATAAAGAGGGTGGACTTGGAACAATATACGAAACAATGATTACTGGTGTTAAAACTGAATGGCTTATAAGTAATAGTTTTTTATCTCCATATAAGTATTATTCTATAAAGTTAGCTGAAACAAAAGGATTAAAAACTAAAATGGGTGATTTTGATAAAAAGCAAGTAGCTTTATTGATGGAAAAATCTCAAATTTTTGGCGATACAGTAGATAATTGGTTGAAGATTTCACCTAATACAAAAACAATAGTTTATTGTTCAACTGTAGAAGCTTCAAAGAAAACAGCAGAAGCATTTAACAAGGCGAATATATCGGCTGCACATTTAGATGGAGAAACACCAAAGGCGAAGCGTAAAAACACAATAGATGATTTTAGACAAGGGAAGATAGATGTATTAGTAAATGTTGATTTGTTTGGAGAAGGGTTTGATGTTCCAGATTGCGAAACGGTAGTTTTGTTAAGACCTACTAAGTCACTAACAATACATATTCAACAGAGTATGAGAAGTATGAGATATAAGGAAGGTAAGACAGCGGTAATTATAGATCATGTTGGAAATGTATATAGACATGGTTTTCCAGATGATGAACGTGAATGGAGCCTTAAAAGTAAAAAAGCAACTAGAAAAGAAAATGAAATTAAAATAAGAGATTGTATTAAATGCTTTACAACATTTTCATTTAATCATAGAGTTTGTCCTTTTTGTGGATATGAAATATTAAACGAATCCAGGTATGAAAAAGAAATGATTGATTATGAGTTAGAAGAATTAGATAGAAAAGGAATGTTAAGTAAACAGAATTATGCTTTTTATGAAAAACTTAAAACATTTGAACAAGTTAAGAAATTCCAGAAATCGAAAGGATATAAGTTTAGTTGGTGCTTACATAAATGCAAAGAATTAAGAATATCAATACCGAATAAGTACGATTACAGACTTGAAAATTTTATGTGATAAGGAGCTGATTTAATATGACAGAACATGACTTGCAAAATACGATTAGATTAGAACTAAGTAAAATGGGATATGTAGTATTTAGGGCGAATGTTGGTAAGTTTAAAATGGGTGATGGTAGGTGGTTTGATACTGGATTACCTAAAGGATTCGCTGATTTGTTTTGTATTAAAGATGGTAAAGTTAGTTTTTTAGAAGTTAAAGCTGGAAAAGGGAAAACCAGTAAAGAACAACTAAACTTTATTGAACAAATGAAGATGCGAGGTTGTGCAGCGGGTGTAGTTTATTCAGTAGAGGAAGCTAAGAAAGTAGTGGAGGGATAACATGAGAAATTTTGTGAAAGAGTTTCAGGAGCATCATGAATTAGATTGTACTGATGCTATATTCTATTTTCAAGATGATAAGTTTAAATTAGCTGTTACTGTAAGTGACTTACTATTGAAAGATGAATACGCACATATTCTAAACGATATTATGCGAGGTGGAAAATTTATATCAGCTACAAAAGATGAAGTTGAAACATTTTTGAAGATATTATATTAGTGGAGGGATAACATGGAATTAATAAAACGAAAATGTGTTGAATGTGGGAAAATACATGATATTGATATTGAAATTACAACAAAAGATGGTATAGTTTGTAAATTATTAGCTTACATGGACCTGGAACTTGAATTTAAGTGCGAATGTGGAGATTTAATCAGAATGATAGATTAGGAATAGTGGAGGGATAACATGGGATACAAGAAAAAAACTGAAAAAACATTGATGACTTACACGAAAAAAGAATTAATTGAGCAAATAAGAACGCTAGAGCATAACTGGGAATGTGATAAAACTATATTAGTAGGACTATTATTATTAGTCTGTTTACTTATCTCAAATAAATAACCTTTACTTTCCTTAAGACTTGTAATGTTAAAAGGCAAGAAGGATTATTAAAAAAAGTATTGGGGTGTAAATAATATTTGGAGGTTGCTGATGTGAAAATAGCTGAAATCTTGAAACATTATGAGTTGAAATTGCAAGGGAAAGTTGATAAAAAGAAATGGATTAAGGATAGAGAGGAGATTAAGAAATGAAATGTTTGATTTGTAGAAAAGAGAAAAAATATACTAAGAAATGTTCCAGGTGTGGTGAAATTAGTTGCAGCGGTTGTAATGAAAAAGGAGTATGTATTGATTGTTTGGCTAAAGAGGTATGTGAGGATTAAATATATTAGATTGTAGCGACTTGGATTAAGAAGTTGATTATGTATATGTTTTCTAGTTTGAGTCGCTTAGGATTGATTGTAGAGAGTGAGAACTCTCTTTTTATTTATATTAATTTATTGTATTCATGTTGACTTGTAAGCGTATTGGTTATATAATATTAAGTAGGAGGTGATGGAGTGAAGTTCGGAGAAAGAATAAGAAAGAAAAGGTTATCTCTTGGGAAATCTTATAGAGAATTTGCAATAGAAACAGGTGTATCAGCTTCTTATATATCTGATATTGAAAAAGGTAATAGGAGCATTGGAGATATAAAGTTTTTCAACAATCTTATAGAAGCATTAGATTTAGGAAGTAATAAATGGGAATTATTATATTTATTGTGTATTGAAAGAAATAATATTGAATTAGTTATGATAAAAGGGTTATTCGATGGATATGTTGACTTGGAGGGGTAATGATGAATAAATTATTAGGATTTCCGATTGAGTTTTATGTTTGGTTATTTGGGTAGCATTAATTATAATTTAAGGGGTGTTGATATGGGAAATTGTAACTGCAATGGGTGTGTTTATTATGCTGGAAGTGGTAACTGTAGGAATGATGCTGAATGTTGGGATTATGAGTTAAAAAAGGAGAGGGTTGAAATGAAAGATGCTATCTGTAAGAATTGTAAAAGTTATAGTCAAGGAGAGTGTTAAAACTATGAATAGAAAAGAAGCTGTAATTTATTTGATGGATAATCCGAAAGCTAAGTTAAGATGTATAAAAGATATATATGGAGAAAATGCAAGTGAAATGCAAAATTATATAGAAGTTAAACATGGACATTTAAAATGGAGTACTGGTGTAAAATTTGACATTGTAATAAGTGAAAGGTGTGATAAATCAGAGTTTGAGGTTGTTAGAGAATTAAGAAAAATGAGTTTTGGTGAAGCTTACTTTATGTATACAAACAGGGATGATGTATTTTTGAAAAATGTTAGAAGTTGTGTAAGTGGGAATACTTATTTAAGAATAGATAGAGAGGTAAAAAAAGAAGAATTTATGGGCGAGTGGACAATAGACGGGTTTTATGATGAATGACCTATGTTTTATTTGTGGAATTAATACTGGAACAGTAAAGTATATCACAGAGCGTAGACAGATTGCATGGGTTTGTAGTGGGTGTGAGAATAAAGAGATTGAGGTGAATATGGATGAAAGTTGAAGAAATTGATCTATTAATTTCTATAGCTAAAGAATCTATAGCTAGATATGAGGCTAAAAGTGTTTTGGAAATGAAGCAAAAGATATTAGTTGAGTTAGAAGATTTAAGATATTTTATTACTAAAGAGGTGAGTAATGAAGATAGCTAGATTAGATTTAGATAAATTAACAAGAGAAGAACAATTTTACAAGGTTAGAGAAGAATTTGAGGAAGTTGTTGAAGCTTTTAGTGAGAAAACAGAAGAAGATTTGGTTGAGGAATTATGGGATTTGATTCAAGCGTGTTTTGGACTTCTATTTAAGATTCTACCGAGTTTAAAGTTGTTTAGAAAAAGTTATACTAAACATCAGTGTAAAATGCGTATAAGGAACGCAGAGGGGCGTATAAAGATGAGTGAGATTGTAGATTTATAAAACTTGAGGGGGTTTTACAGTGGATATAGACATTAAAAGAGCTATTTTATATACAGCAGGAATGGAAGGATTCTTAAATCAACAAGCTAATTTTCTAGGTATGAATGTTAATAGAGAAAGAAAAGAATTATTAGAAAAAATAAGAGTATTTGCTGAAAAGGTATCTAAAAATTCTACACAGCAACAAGCGGATAAACTAGTTGCAGAAATAAAAACAGGTCAAATAAGTGTTGAAGTTGTAGAGAATTTTGAGAAGATAGAGAATAAGAAGCGTATGAGCAAAATGAAGGTTAAAGTTAACAGGGGAATGTTAGATACTATTGCGGAAGAAGCTATGGCATCATGTGAAAATTGTGAAAGAAATATGAAGAAGTGTTTGTTGAGAAGGGCTTTGTTAGATTGTAATATTGAGAAGTATCATGATAGTGATAAGATTTGTCAGTACAAGCAAATATAAATTAGGAGGAATTAATAATGAATAATAAAGTTATTCAAATTGGAAGAATTACAAAGGATTTAGAATTAAAGAGTGTTGGAAGTGATAAGGTGGTTTGTAAGTTTAATATTGCAGTAGATAGGAAATTTAAGAAAGAGGGACAGCCAACAGCAGATTTCTTTAACTGTGAAGTTTGGGGAAAGACAGCAGAAGCAATGTGTAATTATACATCTAAGGGTAGCATGATTAGTGTAGGTGGTAGATTGAGAAGTGGAAGTTATGAAAAAGATGGTACCAGGATATATACAACAGATATAGTTGTTGAGGATGTTACTTTTTTAGATAGTAAGAAAGCTGTTAATGAGGATAGTGAGCCAGTTGTAGTTGAAGAAGGCGATGATGAATTACCATTCTAGGAGGTTATGTAATGGATTATTGGAATAATATAGAGGAAAAGTATAGTGTGGTTTAATATTTCAAAAAAAACGTTGGGTTGCATACAAAGATGATAAAATTATAGCTATGGGAAATTCCTTGAAAGTTATAGAAAACGAATTAAAGAGTATTTAGCATAGGAGGTTATACAATGGATTCTAAGTATAAACACACTATTAATAATATGCAGAAAAGAAAGCGTGAAGAAGTACATAGTAGCTTGAAGTGGGGAATGCTTGTATTAGTTAGTTTAGTTTGTATAGTTTTATATATGGCTTTAGATGTGGGATAATAGGAGGTAATATTGTGAGTATAATAAGTATAAATGAAGTTAAATTTCAGTTTGAACGTAATGAAGTAATTAGTGCAGAAGTTGAATATTCTTATGAGATTTGTGCAGACCATATTGGTGAAGGTAATATTTTTTTAGATAAAGATATGTTAGAAAAGTATGGTTATGATAATCTTATAAATAAAATGGTTAGTGTTACAACAGATTATAGTAAGGGATTAGTTAGTTTGATAGAGAAGGCTTTTAAAGGGGAAATGATGTAGGAGGTTGTTGATATGTTTGGAGATACTAGAATGGAAGAAGGTTATATAAAGTCAGGCGAAGAAACTAGAAAGAAACAAGAATCAGAAAAACAAGAGGCAACATTTAAAGAATCTTATGTGAAAAGATTAGAAGATGAAAATGTAGCACTAAAAAAGGAGAATGAGGAACTTAAGTTTTTAATGAATCATTACAAGGTTATAGTTGAAAAGATATAATAAGGAGGTTGTCGATATGTGTAAATTATTAGATAAGTTAAAATCGATTGAAACTAGACTTATTAATGACACAATTATTGAACTAGAAGAAGAATTGTTAGACCTTCAAACAAAGATATTTAGTGATTTGATTTATAGTGATATGCCAATGGGCAGCGGTGGAAAGATAACTAGTCAGCATGAGAAAAGGTATTTTAGAAGATTAGATTTAATTGATAAGTTAGATAAATTATATGAGGTTGGTAAGTAGTTTGCATAAGTTTGTCAAGTATGGTATAATGTATAGTAGTTACAAGTTTAATAAATTGAATGTTTATTGAACTCCCTAAAAAAGAGAGAGCCGAAAGGTTCTTTTTTTATGTGTATTCTAATATATATGTATTCTAATATACAAGAGCTCTAAATTAGAGGCTTCTTATCTGTTCTTTGTCGGAAAGAAATAGTAAAGGTTGGGTGAGATTCCCACACCAACGATATAGGTTAGTTTTAGAAAGGGTGTGATGACATGAAACTAACACCAACAAGAGAAAAATATTGTCAGGCTAGATTTCGAGGTTTATCACAACGTAAAGCATATCTTGAAGCATATTCAAACAGTAAAGATTGGAAAGATAAAACGGTTGATAATAGAGCTTGTGAGCTTGAGAAGGTCAGGGAAGTTGTAGGGAGGTTAACAGAATTAAGAGAAAGTGTTGCATCAAGTAACATTTTAACTGAAATAGAACTACAAGAATTTTGGACAGAAGTTGTTAAAGATGAAAATGAAATGAAGGACAGATTAAAGGCTAGTGAACTATTAGGAAAGAATAAAAAAATGTTTACTGATAAAGTTGAACATTCAGGAGAAATGGCAACAACAATTAATATTATACCTGCAAGTCAGAGGAAGAAAAAATGAGTGATATATATGTAAATGATGTTTATTATCATATTCTTAATTCTAAAGCTAGAGTAATAATAAATTATGGTGGTAGAGATAGTGGAAAATCATTCTTTACTGGTGGTCAATATATTCCTATCTCAATGATTAACGACCCTTATTTCCGAGGAGTTGGATTAAGAAAAACTTATGCTAGTATTAAAGATAGTGTGTTTATGGAGATAGAAGATGGAATTGATATGTTGGACCATAATCATGTTTTTAAATTTACAAAACAACCTTTAGAGATTGAACACAAGAACAAAAATAAAATGATATTTAGAGGATTAGATGACCCTAAGAAGATTAAATCTTTAAAGGGCTTAAATTTTATCTGGGTGGAAGAAGCAGAGGACCTTACAGAAACACAGTTTGACGATTTGTTAATATTGCTTCGTGGTGATGGATATCAAAGAATGATGTTGACGTTTAATCCAGTAGACGAAGACCATTTTTCTAATGATCGTTTTGTAAGTATAAAAAAGGATAGGATTTTAGAAACGTTTGATGATGGTGAGCCTAAAGTTTGGGAATTAGATATTAATGAGAAGATTGACGGAGAGATAGTGCAGTATACAGTGTTAGTAATATGCTCTACATTTGAAGATAATGACTTCATAGAGCCAGTAAGGAAATTAGTAATAGAGAAGTTGAAATATACTAATCCATTCTTATATGAAGTATATAGAAAAGGTAAGTTTGCTTCGAGAGGTGGAAGAATATTAACTAATACGGAGCAATTAGATTTTGAAGCAGAAGGATTAGAGTTTAACAATTTTGATAACAAAGGATATGCACAAGATTTCGGATTTAATCATGCAAATGCAATTTTATCAGTTGCTGAAAAGGATAACTGTTTATATATATTCGATGAGATTTATGTATATGAAAAAGATACAAATGAGATTATTGATTTATGTAAGAGGGATAATATACAGAATAGGCTAAGAATGGTTTGTGATTGTGCAGAGCCAGACCGAATCAAGATGTTTAAGAAAGCAGGATATAACGCAACAGGTGTTAAGAAATACGCAGGAAGTGTTAATGCTCAAATTGACAGATTAAAACAATTTGATAGAATATACATTAATACTAAGTGTATTAATACATGGAAAGAATCAAAGTGTTATATATGGAAACAGAATAAAGAAGGCAAGTATATTGATGAGCCTATTGATATTTTTGATGATGCAATGGCTGCACTAAGATATTCTACAGATTTATTTTATAAAAGTAGTGGTACTAAGACAGTTCAAGTTAGGTTTTAGAAGGGTGATATTATGTTTAAGATTGATGGTGTTGAAATAGATGTAGAAGAAAATAATATAAGTGTTGGTGAATTTAGTTTACGATATAGAGGAAGCAACATATACAAAAAAATTATTGATATTGAAGTTGAAGATTTACCTATTTTTGATAATAGAGCATTTTTAAAGTTAGAATATAAAGATATAAATAGTGATTTTTATATTAGTAATGCTGAAAGAGTAGAAGGAATGTTAGTAGTTAAATTCCTTGAAAGATAACTAATATATGAAAGGAGTGATAGAGTGTTAAGTAGTTTAGATTTCTTAAAAACAGGACAACAATTTCCTCCTGAAGACCCAGATACACAAGACAGATTTAGAATGTATGAAAGAAATAAAGAACTATTTTACGGTGAACATGGAAAGCCTGGTGGTATCTTTGATAATGATTTAAAGCGATTGAGTAGAGTCGTTGGAAATTATTCAGAAGTAATTGATTTTGTTACATTGCTCAACTATCATAAGTTAATTAGTATTAAAACGGCTGATTTAATTTTTGGAGAGAAACCTTTAATTTCAGTTGAAGGTGAAAAAGATACTATTGAGAATATTGAAGAAAACACACATATGTTTAATAAGTTTTATCAAAATGTAATTGATTGTAGTAGATATGGAAATGGTATATTTGACTTATATCAAGATGAAGGTTTTGGTAACTTTGACGTTGGGCAACCTTCTCTTTGGATTCCTATCGTTGACCCTAATAACTATAAGAAGATAGTAAATCACGTTATTGCTTATATGTATGAGGAAAGCAGCAAGAAATACTTATCTGTTAAAGTACATTATAAAGGTTATTTTGATAAATATGTATTTGAAATGGGTAGCGATACAAATATTAATAAGATTATGACTAATTTAAATGGTACTATGGTAAGTACGCAAATTTCTTCTAATACTATTGGAAGATTGGTTGAAACAAATAGAGAAACAACAGGTTTAACAGACTTTTTTATACAAGTTACTAGTAATTTGATTACAAGTGACAAGATAACAGGCTGTAATGATTATGATGATATTAATAGCTTGATATGTGCTTTAATGGTTCGTGTTGGTCAGATAGAAAAGATACTTGATAAACATAGTGATCCTTCTGTAAGTGCACCAAGTTCAGCATTTCAAAAAGACCCAGAAACAGGGGAATATACAGTAAAGATGGGTAATGCTTTTATTCGTGATAGTGTTGATGATGTAGAGCCTAAGTATATTACTTGGGAAGCACAACTTGAAGCAAACTTTACACAGATAGAAGTGTTATTAAATCAATTATATGTATTATCAGAAATGGGTGCTACATTATTAGGTGGCGAAGATAAAGGTAATAGTAACATGAGTGGTAGAGCCTTAAAGTTTAAAATGATATCTCCACTAGCGAAAGCCAAACGTATTACTATGTTATTAGACCCAGTAATCAAGAATGTTATTAAATTAGTTAGTTCTTTAGGTGGTGAAGGTATTAATGACCTCACTAATGAGAAGATAACAATTAAGTGGCAAGATGGACTTCCTAATGATGAACTTGAGGAAGCAGAGATTATTGAGAAAAGAAAGAATAGTAACACAATATCAACTAAAAGAACATTAATGCAATATGATAATATGGACGAAGATGCAGCCGATGAAGAAATTGAGAGAATAGCAGATGAAGAATCTCAAATGAATCCAATGAGCGAAAAACCTTTTAGTGGTAATAATGTTGTGGATGATGGGGATGATGCAGATGAGCAAGATTAATATTTTAAATATTGAATATGGTTATGATGGTGAAAATGATGTTGTTTATGAAGTTGTTGAAAAGGATAAGAGTATGGGAGATTTTACTCATAAGACAAAGCTTAAAAATTATGATTATATTGTAAAAGAAATTATGGAGAGGTGACTAGATGGCTAATATTATCCATCCAAACGAATCTCAACAAATAATAGATTTAATAAAAGTTTACACAGAAGCACAACAAAAGTTAATAAAAGTAATTGGTCAGAAACATTCTAGGAAAAGTAATGTAATGTATGAAAAAAGAATTTTAGCACAAACAAATGACACGTTAAAACAACTTATAACGGACTCTAGGCTATGGACTAATAGTAATGTTCCACGTCAATACAAAAAAGCGGTCAATAAAGCGGTGAACGATTACAAAGCTATGGGTGTTAAAATTGAAGGTTTTGAAGCCTTTTCAGATATACATAACAAAGAAATTGATACTTTGATTAGAAATACTAATAATGATTTTGTAACTTCTTCTAATTTTGTTGGTAGAAGTATAAGAGATAATGTAAGACAGATTTCTCTTGACTCAATTACACAATCAAGAATTACTGGTAGAAATGTTAGACAAGTTAGGGAAGATTTGATTCAAACTTTTATTGATAATAATGTAACGAGCATGAGAACGAAGAACGGTAGAAAGATTAATTTAGATTCTTATGCTAGTATGGTAGCTAGAAGTACAATGACAGAAGTCGCTAATCAGGGAGTTATGAAACATCTTGAAGCTAATGGAAAAGACTTAGTTATTATGTCGAGTCATGCAACAACTTGTCCTGTTTGTGCACCATTGCAAGGTAGAGTATATAGTATAAGTGGTAACAGTAAAGAATATCCACCGTTGGACACAGCTTTTAGTGGCGTTCATGCTAACATTCATCCGAATTGTCGACATGTTCTAAGACCATACGAGCCAACGAAAGATACAAATAGAACTAGAACTAAAGAATTTAGTAATAGGTCTTTTGATATTGACCCACGCTCAAACTCACAAAGAATTAATTATGATAGGGAGCAAAAGAACAATAGAAAAAGAAATGCAGATAAGAAGCAATGGGAAAGATATAAAATTGTTATGCCGAGTGATACGCCTAAGACCTTGAACGGATTTAGGAAAAGTAAAAAGGCTAATAGTAAGAAGTATCAAGCGTTAAAGAGTAAATATGCAAGTTTAAGACTAACACAAAATTAAAGTTTTATGGGATAGCTTGACGGAGCGAAAGATGGTATTCCGAACCATTATTAAGAAAAAATAAGCATTGGTTAGAAGATATGCAGAAAGATTGGAATGAATTTGAGGAAAGTAATTTCAAATTTAAAATAATTGAAAAAACAAATAAAAAAGATTTATTATTAAGAGAACAATATTGGACAAATATTCATAAGAGTTTTAATGTTGAAACTGGATATAATAAAAGAGTAAATGTAACTTGCAATTTAAATATAAAACACAATCAAAAAACTAGAGATAAAATTTCTAAAGGATTAAAAGGAAAAATGATTGGCAATAAAAATCCAATGCACAAATCTAATTATACATATACGGAAGAAGTTAAACAGAAAATGAGTGAATCTCATAAGGGTGCCGAAAATTATATGTATGGTAAAGGTTACATTTTGCAGGGTGAAAAAAATGGTAGGGCAAAATTAAAAGAAAAAGATGTTTTTGAGATAAGGGAACTTTTAAAAAATAAGGTAATGATGAAAGATATTGCTGAAATTTACGGCGTGTCATCTACATCTATTCTTAGGATTAAAAAGGGAACGTCTTGGAAATATTTAATATAAAACTGCTCTTTTTTAGTATTGTTAGAGCAAAAACAAACAAGACCGTAGCGTGGCGGGTTACACGTAAAAAAAACTAAACGGGAATAGAAAGAGGTATATAAATGGAAAATTTAAATGAGATTTTAGGTGAAGAACTTTTTAATCAAATTACAGAGAAATTAGGAGATAAAAAAATTGTAATCAATGATGGTTCTTATATCCCTAAACAAAAATTTGATGAAATCATTAATACAAAGAATGAACTTAAGGAACAGAACGGAACATTATCTGGCGAACTTGAAAATCTTAAGAAATTAGCTAAAGGAAACGGCGAGCTAGAAGCAAAAATTGAAGAATTGCAAAAGAATAGTGCAGATTCACAAGAGAAGTATAATAAAAGCTTAATTGATAATGCAGTAAAGTTTGAAGCAGTACATAACAAAGCTTTAGACCCTGCTGATTTATCAAAGTTTTTAGATTACTCAACATTAGAATTAGATGAAGCAGGAAACGTTAAAGGATTAAATGAACAAATTACAAGTCTTAAAGAAAATAAAGGTTATTTGTTTGAGATAAGTAAACAGACTAATAATAATAGTCCAACTAATCCAGTGAATGTAGTAGTAAGCAAGACAGCAGATGAACAGTATCAAAATGCAATTAAAAACGGTAATATGGCAGAAGCGATTGCCATAAAAAATAGAATGTACGATATATAATAGGAGGAATTAATTATGGCTAACGTAGCAGCGGGTACGGTTTGGAACCTACCCAACTATACAGGAGAGTTATTTACAAGTGACATGACACAAACACCTTTTTTAAGTGCAATTGGTGGCTTGACTGGTGGAGTAATGGTAGACGATTTTGAGTTTGCAACAGATTCACAATATTCACAGGAAACAGCAGCACAACCAGCAATTACAGAAACAGCATCATTAACAGCACCAACAGCAATATCTTTTGTTAGAAGTCAAAACAAAAATGTAACTCAAATATTCCATGAGCAAGTGAGTTTATCTTATTCTAAAATGAGTACAAGAGGAAGAATGTCTGGTATTAATACACTAGGACAAACTAATCCAGTTGTATCTGAAAAAGATTTTCAAATTGCTAAATTAATTGAAAAGATTGCAAGAGATGTTGAGTATACTTTCCTTAATGGAGTATATCAAATTTCTACAGCTTCAAATGTAGCGAATAAAACTAGAGGTATTATTGCAGCAACTTCAACAAATGCAGTTGCAGCTAGTTCAGCAACTTTATCAAAAGCTTTAGTTGATACATTATTAAGAACTATGCATACTAATGGAGCAGTATTTAAAAACTTAGTCATTATGTGTAATGGATTCCAAAAACAAAAAATTAGTGATATATACGGATATGCACCAGAAGATAGGAATGTTGGTGGTCTTAACATTAAACAAATCGAAACTGATTTTGGTAACATTGGTGTTATGCCTGCTCACAGATTTATGCCTACTGATACCGTACAATTTGTTGAGTTATCAGCATGTAAACCAGTATTCCAAACAGTAGAAATGAAAGGAAACTTCTTCTATGAGCCTTTGTCAAAAGTAGGAGCAAGTGAAACAGGACAGTTATTTGGTCAAATCGGATTAGATCATTCAAGCGAGTATATTCATGGAAAGATTACTGGATTAAGTACTTCTTAATTGAATTAGTTAATGTTCCATGCTATAAAGAATTGAAAATTGAATAGGAGGGTAAATATGGCTAGTAATTATTTAGATTCTAAGAACGGTATTCAGCCCGCGGTTAGGGAAGAATTGAAAATAAGAGATAAAGCAATGGCAGGAGATATGTTATTTGTAGTAGCACCTGCAACACTAGTATCTGTGCCAACGGTATCAGCGGGTTGGACTAGAACAGTTACTTGTGAAGTACAAGATGCAGCAGGAAATATACACGAGTGGTTTAATAAAGCAATAGCAACAGGAGTATCTATTGCTAACACATCAAGTGCAGGAACAGCTACTATCCCATCTACAACATTAACTTTTGTAAATGGTAAAGCTACAGTAGTAGTAACAGGTAGTGTTCACTCTTGGTTAAATACAGAAACAGACACATTAACAGTTGCAGAAGCTACTATATTAGGTTACACAATAGCAGCTAAAACATCAGTTGAAACATTTACAACACCATAATATTAGAGGGGGATTAAATTCCCTCTCTTTATTTGTATAAGGAGGAAACAGAATGAAATTTTACGGAACTGGTATCATATGGGATGCAGTAAAGAATAAAGTATTGTGTAAATTTGAAAAAGGTATATTAGAAACAGATGATTCTTATATTTGTAATAGATTAAAGGAATTAGATTATAAACATGATGAAGTAATTGTTAAAGAGGAAGTTAAAGAAATAGAAAAGCCTAAGACGAAACGCAAAAGGTAGGTGACACAATGGGGTTATCACATAGAGTCACAGAGATTCTAGAAAGATGGCTAGGTGAAGGGGAGTGCTTACCACAAACAGCACCTATGATAAGTACACGAGTTGAACATGAGATTCACGAAGGTAATTTTTATAGTATTGGACATTTGTTCGAAGATGTTATTGTTGATGGTTCGGTATATTTGAATATCGTTAATCAAGCACTACACGAATTACACGTTATAATCAATATAGTTTCTTCTAATAAAATTATTGCTAATATATATGAAGGAAATTCTTTTTCAAGTCAAGGTGTAGAAATAACAGCTTATAATCATAATAGAAATAATATTAATGTAAGTAGTGCATCTTTTTATTACAGCCCTACAGTTAATGCGTTAGGTGAACTTATTTATCCAGAAACCATTAAGTCGGAAGGTTGTTGCAAAGAAAAAATAGGCTCAAATGGTAATGAATTAATAATATCGCCTTCTACAAATGTATTAATAAAAGTTGATAACAAAGGAACTAGCACAACGGATATAAATATTATAATAGAAGAATATGAAAAACTTGTGAATGAAATAGTGACAGAATTGTTGTTTGATGAAAATGACGAAGCGTTACTTGATGAAGAAGGTTTACAATTAGAAGCAACGGTAATAACACCGATAGGGGGCATATAAATTGTCTAAAATAAGTGAGTACGAAAATAAAGATATACCAGTTTTGAATGATAAATTAGTAGGTAGTGATAGTGAGAGTTCGAATGAAACTAAGAATTTTAAGCTTGAAGATATAAAAGATGCACTAGGTGGAACAGGTGATGTAGTATTTAATGCTAGTGATATTTCAAATGTCGAAGGAATCGCATTCAAAGATGGCCAAGAAATAACATGGAACGCTGATTATAAGACTATGAATATACCAACAGGTTTAGGACCAGTTATACAATCTGGACAAGAACTTGTCTTTTTAGTTGAAAACAATACTGGTATTACTATAGAAGACGGTAGGGTAGTTAAGATAAGTGGTTCTGTAGATGTACCTAATATATCACTAGCTAGAGCAGATTATTTTAATAATTGTGGTGGAACATTACTTATGACAACAATGCAGATTCCAACAGGAACAAGAGGGTTTGCAACAATAACAGGCGTAGTAAATGATGTTGATTTAGGTGCTTCACCAGTGTCAATGCCACTATGGTTATCCCCTACAGAGTGGGGTGGATTCACAACTACTAAGCCAGAATTCCCAAGCTTTGCATTATCAATCGGAGGAGTTTTAGAAGCAGGAGCAACAGGAAAAATTGGCGTTAATTTTCCAGATAATGTAGCAAACACATTTGATAATGTTCATAATGGAACTTTTAGGGAACAACTTGACTTTAGAGTTACAAGTACTGGTGGTGTTATAACAGGTGCGTTATCTCCTTCAAATGGGCATGATGATATGACTATGATTTTTAGTGATGGCTTTTCAATACTGACATCTACGCCAGATGTAACGATAGTCTTAACAGCAGGAACAGACATAGCACCAGTAGAAAATTGTGTTTATATACCGATAACAACTAAAGTATTAACTATTGGTATAGATTGTTTCCCAGACGATGTTGAATATATTCCAGTAGCGAGAATACTATTGCAATCGGCAACTGCTACTGAAAATCAAGGGGCGTTAAGGAATCAAAATATAAATAATGCATTGGCTGATGCAAATACACACATAGGTCATACACAGCATGTTGGAGAAAGAATAAGAAGAATGGATGCTGATTGGAATAGTGGAATAGTTGGCAGTATTACAATTTCTGGAACGCCAGACGATGTATATTTAGCAACAACAGTAGGAGAAGTGTATCAAATGCATAAACAAACGTTTCCTGCATTAAATATGGCTACTGGTGATGATGTTCATATAATTAACGATCCAAACACAGCTTACAGAACTTCAAACAATTTAAATGACTTAACAGTTGATGCAAATGGAGATTCTATTGATGGAAAATTCTTTAATATAGTTGTATGGGGTGTTGCAAATAAAACAGGTGAAACAAGCCATTTAATGATTAATCTTCCAAATGGAAGTTATGGTAAAAATACTGATGCGTGGAAAAATAAAGACGGTAAAGATGTATATACTATACCAGATTCGTTTAAAGGCGTTGGATTTTTAATAGGAAGGTACACACTGTATAAAAGTGGAACAACTTGGCTTTACGATTCTGCAACTGGTTATTTAGATCTAAGAGGGTTCAAACCTAATACAACAGCTGGAAGTGGCGTTGGAGGTAGTGGCGTAACTGAATTCGTAGGATTAGACGATACTCCTGCTACTCATGTTGCTGATAATTTTCTGGTGTGTAATGCAGGTGGAACAGGCTTGGAGTATATAACTTTAGCACAATTAAAAACTTTATTAGGAATATAAGGAGGTTACACAATGAGTCAAGCAAGAACAACAGAACTATTAGAAAGTAAATTTGTAACACCAGCGGAGCAGGAAACAGTTGATGCTTATGCTGATGTGGTAGGTTCAAAGATAGACACATATTCACAAAAATTAGTATCATATGTATGTACTAATACAGATGGTGCAAATAGCATTGATTGGAAAGTATTAGCTAGTAATGACGATACAAGTTATGTAGAAGCACAAGCAGAAGCAACTTTAGCACCTGCTGCAATTGGAACTTATACAAGTACAGCAGCACCATATAGATATTACAAAGTTCAAGTTAAAGCAACAGTTGGAGCAAGTCAAGGTGATGCAACAGTAAGTGGAATGGCGAAGCATTAGGAGGTGATTAGATGGCTATAGTAGTAAATACCGACACATACATTTCAGTTGTAGATGCAGATTTGTATATGGCTAATAGTTATGTATCAACATCAACAGAATTAGTAACATGGAACGCTTTAAGTGATGGCGATAAAGAAATACATCTTAAAAATGCTACAAAAAGAATTGATAGGCAAATTATAAGAGGTATTAAAGCGGTAGATTCACAGACATTAGAGTTCCCTAGGGCAATAAAGGGTAATTGTAATTACTATTATGATACTAATGTCACAGGTGTAAATGTTAATAAATATTATGGATATGTAGTAGAAGAAGAAGTTGCACAATGTGTTAAAGATGCTCAAGTTGAAGAAGCTATGACTTTGAGTGTTGAAGGTACTAGTTTAAGCAGTAGAAGTAAATTGCAACAACAAGGAGTGAAAGAGTTCACACTTGGAGATTTAACAGAAAAGTACGGAACAGGGTTATCGAGTTCTTATAATTCTACACAATTCATTTCAAATACTGCTAAGGAATTAATGAAGTATTATCTTGCAGGGAGTGTTAGTATATGTTAGATATGTATACAAATCAAACAATAACTTGGAGACAGAAAATAGATGTAAATGATGCGAATGAAGCTACTTATACAACATCAACTTTGAAAGGTAGATTCATTTATAAGAGAAATTTAATTCGTACCGCTACAGATGAACAGATTATGTCAGATGCTATACTTTATACTAAGACAGTAATTGTTGAAGGTGATGTGATAGTTGCTGATAGTAAAGATTGGAAAGTTAGATTTGTTTATCCTTGGAGGGAATTAGATGGAAGTGTTTTAGGTTATAAGGTGGTGTTATAAATGGCTACTGGTGGAAGTGTATCTAGGAATATAAACTCTATAAGAAGAAACATTCGTAACATGAAAAAAGAAGTTAAAGAAAAGACTATTGAAGCCTTTGAAGATGTGGTGTTAGATTTAGCAGATAAAGCGTTGAATTTAGCACCTGTAGATACTGGAAAGCTTAGAAAGTCAGCAGACCCAGAAGTTAAGGTTAAAGGTAATAAAATTACTGCAACTGTTACATTTAGTGCTAAAAATCCAGTTAACGGTTATGATTATGCTTTGATACAGCATGAAGTTAAATTTAATCATCCTAAGGGTGGGCAATGGAAATACTTAGAACAACCTTTAAATGAAAATAGAGATAGATATAAAAAGTTTGTTGCAGATAAAATAAAAGAAGCTACAAGAAACCCACAAAATAGTAGGAGGTAAAATATTATGGCTACAGGAACAGGAAAGATTTATACAAAGGCTTTAGTAAGTGCGTTTAATGGTGATATTGATTTCACAAATGATACAATTAAAGTTGCTTTATGTAGTGCAATAGGAACACAAGATGCTAGTGATAATTTCGATGACGTAACTGAAATTAGTGCAGGTAATGGATATACAGCAGGTGGAATAACTTTTGCAAATAAAGCAATAACTCCAGGAACAGCAGCAGTTGTTTTTGATAATACAGTAGATTCAGTTTGGACAGCAAGTGGTGGAAGTATTGCAGCTGCATATGCGGTAATATATAAATCAACTGGTACAGCTTCAACATCTCGATTGATTTCTTGGGTAGATTTTGGAGGTATTCAAACAGCTACAGATACTAATACATTTACAATAGCTTGGGATGCAACGGATGGAGTATTTAAAGGAACTGTTGCAACTTAAAGGAGGATTACATGGCTAAGAAATATTTAGATGGTGCAGATATTGAAAAAGATTCAACTAAACGTAAAGCTAGACTTTTAGGAATAGCACATGAATGTTATGTGCAAAGGTGCGAGGACAAAGGAACTGATTATATTCAAGATAAATATGTTACGTTGTATGGTGCTTCACTTAAACAAAAGAAATATGATAGTGGTGAATTAGAGAAAGATGGCTCAAAGAAATTTATTTATGAAAATGATTATACTTTAGAGTTTGATGATGAAGGTGAAGATTATTCTAAGATGATTAATTTGCACAAGAATAAGTGTAAAACTAAAGAAGAGAAAGAAAGTGAAGGATGGGATTTGACATAATCTCATTCTATGAAAGGTAGGTGAGATTTTGGGAATACTAAATAGTTTAACAGCTTCGTCAAAAGCAGCTTACTCACTTAGAAAGTTGTTAACAGTCTATGCAGGAAGTGCAATAAGGGTAAGAGAGTCAAGTGGTGATACTGAAACAGATATTGGATTTGACGGTAGTGGTGATTTAGATACTACTGCTTTGTTAGCACATTGTGGCAGTAATGATGGATATATTGTTACATGGTATGACCAAAGTAGTAGTCCTGTTAATGATGCGATAGAAAATACAACAACACTACAACTTAGAATAGTTAGTTCAGGAGTAATTGACACTAAAAATGGTGTTCCTCTTGTAAGAACTGTAAGTGGTACAAAAGGCGTTGAAAAAACATTCTCTAGTGCATTAACGCAACCTTATACAATATCAAGTGTAATAGATATTACTAGTTCGGCAAAAACTTGGTATTACGGTGGTGGGACTACTGTTTTATTTGGACACTTTTCAACGCAACATGAATTTTATGCTGGGCAAGATATTGTAAACCAAGGTATTGCTTTTGATTTAGATTATCATGTTTATACTAACTTGTTTAATAGTTCTTCTTCTACTGCATACAGAGATGGAAATACTATATATAGTAGCCCTATTACTGTAGATGTAGGAACTAACACACTAACAGGAATAACAATTGGACATTCTAATTTAGGTGCAGGTAATACAAGTGATATAGGTTTTGGCGAGTTAATAATATTTGATTCAGACATAGGAGCAACAGACAGAGGTATATTAGAAGCTGACCAAGATGCCTATTACATTAATCCGCCATCTGGAATAACAATAGACCACACAGCAGGAACACTTAACATGCCTGTTACAACGCATACAGTTACAGCAATAGCATCTGTACCAATAAACATTGAGCATAGTGCAGGAACACTTAACATGCCTAGCACAACTCACACAGTTACAGCTACAGAAAATATTAATATTACACATATTGCAGGAACATTAAATTTCCCTACTACAACACACACAGTTACCGCAGTTGGTGAAGTTTCAATTGAGCATAGTGCAGGAACACTAAACCTTCCTTCTAATACTCATACTGTAACAGCTACACAGAATGTTAGCATTGCACACGTTACAGGAACATTAAACATGCCTACTACAACTCATGCAGTTACCGCAGGAGCATCGACTAGTATAAATCATGTAGCAGGAACATTTAACATGCCTAGTGTGACTCATACGGTTACAATAGCTAGTGTAGTAACAGGATTAACAACAGATATTAAATCAATATTAACTAGAATTAATCCAACAATATACAGAAATGATAAACCAGATACAATTGATAATTTGATGGTTATATACCAAACAGGTGGGCAACCTGCTTTACACGCAATGGGAGTACAACCACCGAGTTTAGAGAAACCAACTTTCCAAGTATTAATAAGAAACACTAGTCACGATACAGCAGAATTACAAGCTATGCAAGTTAAAAATATCCTAGATGGCTTAACAAAATTAACTATAAATAATACTCGTTATGAAGTCATATTCTTAGAAGGTGATATAATTCATCTAGGCAGAGATGATAGAGAAAGAACACAATTTACATTGAACTTTGTAGCATGGATTAAAAGAACAATAGTAGATACCTCGACATGGTTATTGAATGCAGATACACAAGCATTTACAGGTTTTAATTATGTATGGGATGATACAGCGGTATGGGATGATAATAATGTGTGGAAGGATTGAGGTGATTAAATGGCACAACAAACAATAAACAATGGTGATGATGGTGTTGATATAAGAAGTGATATTAATAATAATTTTACTGAATTATACACTGCTACATCTACTAATACTAGTAATTTTTCTGTTTTAGAAACTGCTAATTATGAGCAAAGTAATATAATTACAACATATGGTGATTCTGTAACAGAACAAGGATTATGGCAACCTAAGCTATTATCTAAAATACCTATGATACATGAAAATAAGGGTTTAGGTGGTTCAAGAATTTCAGGAACATCATCCGATCCATTACCTCTAAATTCTGAATCTAGGATAACAGACATTAATATAGATAGTGATATTATTATTGTAAATGGTGGAATTAATGATTGGGCACAAAGTGTAGATATCGGGACTGTACCAACTTGGGGTACAAGGATAAACTTAGTTAATCCAGAAATGGACACAGAAAATGATAGTTTTATTAATTGGACAGACGGAGCTTTAGCCAGTGGTTCTAGTACTCAAAAAGCATCTTCATATTTTTTCCCAGTTCCAGCCAATACTACTTTAATTTTGGGTAATGTTAAACAATACGCGTTTTATGATTCGAGCAAAGTTTTTTCTACAGCAGGACAAAATTTTAATTATAGCAATGCAGAATATGAAGTAACAACAGGGGCGTTAGATGTATTTATACGCGTAAGTACTGGGGTAGAAAGTAGTTTAAGTCAGTACGATTATATGGCAGTATATGAAAAAACAGCAACAGATGAATTTATAACATCAACACAGTTAGTTGTTGAGAAGTTAACACAGAGATTTAAAACAGCTAGAATAATTATTGCAGGAACAACTTTCGCAAAATATCAAGACAGAGGAAGTTTTACGGATAAATATGGAATTTTAAACGAAGATGGTAAGTCAACGTATGACTATTCAGAAGCTTTAAGATTAGTTGCAAAATTATATGGATTGCCTTTTCTGGATTGGAATGGTGGGTGTGGTTGGAATGATTTTAACGCTAGAGAGTATGTAAAAGACGATGGTACAACTACAGGAATATTACTACATCCTAATGATGCAGGAGCAGAAAGAATGGCAGAGTTGTTATATTCAAAATTAAAAGAGTTGCAAAATTTATAATTAACTATTATATATTGAGATAAAATTAATACAAATATAAGGAGGAACAAATTATGTCAGCAATCGCAGGAAAAGGTGGAGAGGCAAGGATTTCAGCAAACACAATAGCAGAGGTTCAAACTTGGTCAGTGGATATTGGAACAAATGTAATTGATACAACAGCTATGTTAGCAGGGGGAGTTCAATGGAAAACTTTTATTGCAGGAGTTAGTGAATGGACAGTATCAATGGAAATGAGTTGGGATGCAGTAACAGATACTAATGGTCAAGGTGCATTAAACGCAGCTTCATTATTAGGAACAACTATATCAGACTTAACGTTATATCCAAATGCAGCTAATACTTATACAGGTAATGCAATTATCACGTCAGCTAATATTAATAATGATGTTCAAGACAGAGTATCATATACAGTAGAATTACAAGGCACAGGAGCGTTGGCATACGCTTAATATAAATAACTAAGTAAGGAGGTGTAAAATGGGTGCTTTAAGCGGTAAAATGGGTGCAGTATATAAAGAATATACGCCTTTAGATAAAAGTAAAGAGATTGCTAATTTCCAAAGTGGTGAAACTTGGGTTGCCGATTCTGGTGCAACTGCTTCTAATGATATATTAGATTATAGATTAGGAACACAAAGTAGAAAATTAATAGATGATGATGATACGGGTAATTTTTTAACGATGTTACAACTTTCTCTCACATTAAATTTATCTGAATTTGAGGATACATCCTCTAGTGATACAGATGATTATATTTGTTATGTCTTTTTTGTTAACAACGTAAGTTACATTGATAGTGTTCGGGTGAGTTTTTCAGAAGGTTCATATGACCCAAATGAACGCTTTGAATATAAGATTAATTCTATTGTAGAAGGTTGGAACTATGTTAAGGTGAAGAAAAGTAGTTTTACCATAATTGGTACACCTGATTGGAATGATATAAAATCAATATCAGCAAATTTTACGAGTTTAGCAAATTCAAATACAAACGATGCATATGTATCATTTCAATCACTCTACCTACTAGATGATTCTAAAACATACGACTTTGCACTAATAAACAATACAGCATACACATTAGAATGTATGACGTTAATCTATAATTGGACAGTAGATGCTCAAACAGATGTTGCAGATGTTACATCATTCCTGTGTGATGGTGTTCAATTTAAAGAGTTTATTCCATTATTGAATATGTTTACAGTGAGCACAGAAGCCTTTTGGGGCAATGGTGACTTCTTAGATAACTTAACATCTAATTTTATTCTAAGTCTTTATATCGACACTGTGAACGGTTACAGATATGATGGTTTAGCAAAATTGACTAGTGATGGAATTAGTAATGATGTAGGCGATGTAGTAAATGAAACAATTGAGTTTCAAGGTGATGGCGATTTAAAATATGTAGATGTTCAAATAATAGATAGTTAATATAAGAGGGTGTAAAAACCCTCTTTTAAAAAAGGAAAAGGTGATAATATGGCTAAAACAGATGTTGTAATAATTGAATTAGATAGACCTAGAGAGTTAAGATTTGGATTTAAGGCACTTAAAGTTATAGAAGGTACTTTTAAGAAGTCTTTAATGGAAATTGTAGGCGAAGGATTAAATAAGTTAAAAAGTAATGATATAGAAAAAATATTGTATGCAGGATTAAAAGAAGATGATACTGATTTAGAATTTGACAAAGTAGAAGAATTATTAAATAAAACATCTTACTTTAATTTAATTACAAAAATGACAGATGCAATTTATAAAGCATATGGAGTTGAAGAAACAAAAGAAGATGATAATGAAAGATTCAAAAAACCAGAAGAAGATAAAAAAAAATAGTTAATTACTTAGATAGAAGCTTTGAAGATGCTATGTTTATAGGGCTTACACTTAGAGAATATAATGAGTGTACGCCTTTTGAACTTGGTGTAATGATAAAACAACACGCTAAACGTGAAAAAGATTCTATTGAGAAAATAAGAATACAAGCATGGTTGACAGCTAAATTAACTACTCCAAAAGTGCCTGATTATAAAAAGGTGTTTAAAGATGCGGATAAGGTTAGTGAAGATGTTCAGCATGAAGGAATAGAAAAGAATAAAATGCATAAGAAACAAATAGAAAGACACCTCAAAGAGTTTAAAGAAGGAGGTTTAAGCAATGGCAGGAAGTTTAGGAAGTCTAAGTGTTGATGTAACTGCAAATTTAGCTAATATTAATCGAGGTTTTGATAGATTAGAAAGAAGATTAACAGGACTAGGAACGAATATGAGAAGGTCGCAAAATGCAACAAGTTCATCAACTATTGCAATGGGTAATGCGTGGTTTAAACTCGGAGAAGTTGCAGTTAAGGCAATGGCTAAAATGATGGCTTCAATTGGCAAGCTAATCAAAGAGAGCTCAAAGATAGCTATAAGTTACGAAAACACAATGGCTCAAGTTGGAACTATATTTGGTAATGCTTCTAATATTGTAAAAGACTTTGCAGAGAATCAAGCTATAAATATGGGTATTTCAACAAGTGCAGCCGCATCTCTGACAACTTCGTATGGTATCCTTATTTCAACATTTGCTAAAACTAAAACAGAAGCAGCTAAAATGTCGGTGGCGTTAGCTAAACAATCTAAAGTAATAGCAGCAGCTACAGGAAGAACCATAGAAGATGTTGAAAATAGAATAAAAAGCGGATTAACTGGAACTGTAACAGCTATTGATAACTTAGGTATACAAGCAAGAGCAGGAGTGTTAAAAACTACAAAAGCATTTAAGAGGTTCGCAGGTGATAAAAGCTGGAACCAATTAGATTTTAAAGTTAAGCAACAAATTATATATTGGGGGATAATGGAACAATCATTAAAAACCCATGGTACTACTGTTAAAAACACAACTAGTGCAGCATTATCTGAGTTAAGTGCTAGACTTGATGAAGCTAGTCTTAAACTAGGTCAGGCTTTTTTACCTCTTATACAAAAAATAATTCCTGTTTTAATAGACTTTGCAAAGGTTCTCGTAGATTTAGCAGAAGGTATGAAAGCTTTTTCACATGTTATTTTTGGAGTAAAAAAACAAGAAGATAAGTTGACTGATTCTGGTGATGATGCAGCAAATAGCCAAGACGATTTATCAGATAATATTGATAAAGCAGCAAAGAGTGCAAGGAAATCTTTAGCACCTTTTGATAAGTTGAATAACTTACAAGAGCAAATTGCAAAAACGCCGACTACAACAGGCGGTGGTGATGGAGCAGGCGGAACGGGTGGAACGGGTGGAACGGGTGATGGTAGCGGAATATTCGGACCTCCTGCAAGTGATGCCGATATAAGAAGAACTGCTATAGTTAGATTTTTCACAGATACAGCAGCAGGAGCAAAAGGTTTCACAACTGCAATTAAAAACGCAGGGAAAGCTTGGGATACTTTTAATAAACCAATTAAAGCAGGCGAAGGATTTTTCGATTCACTTAAAACACAAACTGGTGAAGCTGTAAATGATTTATTTGGAATAAGAAACGGATTAGGTCTTGTAGAAACACAAACAACTCAATCACTTAATAGTATGAATATTAAAGTTGATACATTCTTTTCAGGGTTGCAACAAAAACCTTGGAGTGATGTAAAAATGAATTGGTTCACAGGCATGCAAAATATTAAAAATACTATGGATATTGTACTATCAAGAATGGATAAAAATGTTGATAGTCATATAGAAGGTATTAAAAACAAAGATTGGACAGGTGTTCAAACTGAATGGGATAATTCTTGGGGAAATATTAGAACAGATATCGATACACAGTTAGGCAATATTGAAACTGATGTTCAAGATACTGTTTTTAATATACAGAAAGAAGTCGAAAAAGCAAAAATGGCTTTAGCATCTATAACAGGTTCTTCATTTGGTGGTGTTCCTATTAATCGTAATAGTCCAGCACCAATAAGGTTAGACCCATCATCAAATGATATAAATACAGATTTTTTAGGTAGTGGTAATGTTGGAACTGATACAGCTTCAAATCTTACACAAGTTCAAGGTAATAACTTACCACCTGCCCCAGTTGAAGTAAAAGTTAATTTAGATGGTAGAGAAATTGCTAAAGGAATATTTGACCCACTACAAAAAGAATCAGAGCGAAGGGGTTCTAGTGTGATTACAAGGCAAAACCCTAGTCCGTTTTTAAAATAATGAGGTGATAAAATGGCAATACTAAATATAGGCGGTGCAGATATGCCAGACCCAACAACATTTAAACCTTTATTGTCTGATGTTGACGTTGGATCTTACAGAAATGCAAACGCAGGGTTAATAAGGAAAAGAAAACGTGCAGGAGTAAGAAGTTTTAGAGTTACTTATTCATATTTGAGTCAAGCAGATTGCTCAACTTTATTATTAGCAATAAAGCCAGACTCATTTACTGTAGTATGTCCAGACCCAGAAACGGGAACAAACGGAAGTTTCACAATGTATTCAAGTGACAGAGATATTGATACATTAGACTTTGGAAAAGTAAGTGCAGGAGTACCAAGATGGCGAAATATAAGCTTCACACTAGTAGAATATTAAGGGGTGAATAAATGTACCCAACGACAACAGAATATGATAATGCGATATATGATAATGTAATAGAAATTAAAGGTAAAATAGAGTTTGAATTAATTGATATAGATGCTTATGTTGATGCAGGAGCAATAACGGTAACGGGTGAAAATGCCATAAGTAGAAAAGATGAAACAAATGATTTAGTTCGTGATATGTCAGGTAAATATATGACATATGAAACTAATCATACAATTTTAGATGGTAGCTTCGTGCTACCGCCTAAAGTGGCTGAAACACAATATCAAGTAGGTTGGTGGAGTTTAGCACAAAGTCAATCTGATAGTACGTTTTCGGCACCTCAAATATACACTAAACCTTTTTTATCTAGTCAAAATAGTATAGGTTTAACAATTATATTCGACCCTCAATCTGATGAATATGCAGAGGAATTCGATATAGAGGTGTTTGACGGTGTAACATCTATAGCTAATATAAGCGTTACTGGGAATACATTAGTTAAATATATTTGGGAAACTAATTTATCTAATTATGATAAAGTTGTAATAACAATAACTAAATGGGCAGAGCCTTTCCGATATGCTAGAATAACTGAATTAGATTATGGAATCATCAAAGAATATCTTGATGATGATATGGCGAGCCTTACAGTGTTAAAAGAAATAGAGTTGATTGGAGATGAATTAGCAAGTGATGAAATATCATTTGTATTAGATAATTCAAATCAAGAGTTTAATATTTTAAATCCTACTGGGATATATCCATTCTTACAAAAAAGGCAAAGAATAAAGCCTTATTATGGGCTTGTATTAGCTGATGATAGTGTTGAATGGATTCCAATGGGCATTTATTACTTAACTGAATGGAATAGTGACCAAGGAAGTCTGACAGCTTCATTCGTAGCTAGGGATTTATTAGATTTATTTGAGCAACAAAGATATAGAAAAGGTAAAGTACAAGCAAGAACTATTACTAATCTATTAACTGATATATTTACTGATTTTGGATTAAGTTCTGTAGACTACAATATTGATAGTGCTTTAGATAGTATAACGGTAAATGGGAATATTCCAATTAGGTCCTTTCGTGGTGCTATTCAATTTGTAGCAAACGCAGGTCAAGCAGTTACTTATATAGATAGATTAGGAGTTGTTCAAGTACAGCAATTATCTGATACCGTAGCAGTAGATAATATAGACTTTGATAATGTTGCTAATATTCCTAAGATTGCATTAGATAAACGTATAAATACTATTGAAGTAGCTGTAAATACTTATACAAGTAAAGCATCAAGCGAAAACTTATATACGGGTTCTGTATCATTTACAGGGACTAAAGATATTTGGGTAGAATATAAGGAATTTCCTGCTACAAGTGTTTCAAGCGTGGTAGGTGGGTTAGGAACATTAAACAGTGAAACTAGTTATGGTAATGCTTCGTTATTGAATATTACAAGCACAGGCATTGCAACTATAACCACTACTGGTACAGTACAAGAACGTGCTGAATCAATATTTACAAAAGTATTTGATGATATTGGAGATAGTGAGGAAACAGTATCTATTAAATTAAATAATCCTTTAATCGCAT